GGATTTTGGCGGCGAAAGGAATATCCGAAAGGCTATCGCAACCATTGAAAAAGACGATGTTATCCGTGAAAAGCGTTATCGGGTTTGGCGGAACTATGCGGCTAAATACCGATGGTCTGAAAGGGTTGCGGATTATGACAGATACATTGACGGACTGAAACAGACTGAAAACCGAAAAACTATCGAAGCACAGGGGGAACTGCAAAGAGAAGTTACAGAAAAAATGCTCGGTGTTGTAAAGCAGAAATTAGACACAATGAACCCTGCGGATTTAACGCCTAATCAGGTTGTGGACTGGATGGAGAAAACGATTAAAACGCAAAGAGAAATGTGGCAATCTGCTGACGCAGATTGCCTTGGAGTTTCGACAAGTCGAAACTCCGCAAATAAACAGAGCGAGTTTAATTTTGTTTCGGATTTTCAAGGACTGTAGAAAATGGGAACTTCGGAAGTTTTCAAGCCTACGGCAATTCAAAGAAAAGCGCTTGCCTTGCTAAAAAGCACGGCAAAACACATTCTGCTTTTTGGCGGTTCTAGGTCTGGCAAAACTACCGTAATTGTAATGGCGATAATCTACCGTGCTTTGATGTACGCAGGGTCAAGGCATTTGATTTGCCGTTATCGTGCGAAAGACGCTAAATCATCGGTTTTAAGAGAAACGCTTTTTCCGCTATTAAATAAAACTGTCGGCACTGATGGTTATAAATTTTTAACGCATGAAAGTGTTATTACTCTTTCTAATGGTTCTGAAATTTGGATTGGCGGTTTAGGAGACAGAGAACAGGCGGATAAAATACTTGGGCATGAATACAACACAATTTATTTTAATGAGATTAGCCAATTATCATATATCGCCGTTACTACCGCATATTCTCGTTTGGCTATGCGTGTTAAAGGTTGTAAAAATAAATTCTATTATGACTGTAATCCAGGAAGCCCCTTACATTGGGCTTATAAAATATTCGTTCTTAAAAAAACTTTTCAGACTGGCGAAGCGTTAGAGAAACCAGAACTATATCAATCTATGTTACTTAACCCTTTGGATAATCAGGAAAATTTACCAGAGGATTATATTTCAGATATTTTAGACGCTTTACCAGAAAAACAAAGAGCAAGATTTAGAGACGGTTTATGGGTTAAGGCTGACGGCGTTATTTATGACCGCTTTGAAGAAACCATGATTATCAAGTTTGATGATTTGCCGAAAGAGTTTGACCGAATTGCCGCAGGTCAAGACTTCGGATTGAATATTACTTTTGTCAAAGTCGGTTGGGTTGGTGATGTGATTTATGTTATTTGCGATTACGGAGCATTTAACATGACTACTAAAAGTTTTAACACTGAACTTGAAGCAAGAGGTTGGCTCGATATAAACGACGGTTTTGGTTGTCCTGTTTACTGCGACCCTGCCGGCGGTGAACGTATACAAGAAATAACTGGAGGTACTAAAGCAAATAATTCTGTTGAAAGCGGCATTGATTATATCAACGCAAAAATGGAGCGTGGTCAATTCTTTGTCTGCGATAAGTGCAACGGAGTGTTAAGCGAAATTTGGGATTATTGCAGAAACGAAGCAGGCGAAATTGTAAAGGTTAATGATCATTACATGGATGCTTTGCGGTATGCGATTTTTTCTGACATTCAGCAAGGGGTAATTCTATCGTGAACATCTTTGAACGAATATTTAGAAACCCACAGCGAATTAAAAGTAACCCACAGGAAGATAAAAACGGAACGTTAGATGAAAACAATAATACCTTAAAAAACTTGTCTGAATTAGAAGATTTTCGTATATTTAATAATACAAACAATTTAGGAGACACTTACCTTATCCATGCGTGGGTAAATATTGCCGTCAATATTTTGATCCGCAATATTGCCCGTGCTGATTTTGTTATAAAAAGAGACGGAAACGATGTAGAAAGCGGTTTTATTTATGATTTGTTCAGAAAACCAAATACGAAAATAAGCCGTTATGACCTTTGGAAAGAAACTGCGGCGTGGTGGTTTATCGAAGGCGAGGCGTTTTGGTGGTTTGGTGCTGACTACAGCGGGGGAATTCCAAAAGAAATTTATGTTCTCGACCCTAGAAGAATGAGATGTGAGGGAGAGTTACGTGGTTTGGATTTTGGAAATAACACCCCTAAGCGTTGGTTTTACCATTGCGGGGCAGAACTTATACCTATTCTCTCCGATGAAATAATCCACTTTAAGGACTGGAATCCGTGGAATCCAGTCAGAGGTGTTAATCCTCTTGTTTCTCTTGCTGTCGAACTAGAGCAAGATTTTTTCGCAAATAAATCCAATTCATCTTTATTAAAAAATAATGCAATTCCTCAAGGTATATTAAAAACAGAGCAAACACTAAGACCAGAAGAAGCTGATCAACTTGAAAGAAGGTGGGAAAGCAAATACGGTGCGGTAAAAGCAAGCAGAAAAATTGCCGTACTTGGGAAAGGTACGAACTTTGAGCCGCTTTCTTTTACTCCCGAAGTTATAAAACTATTTGAATTAAAACGCTGGAATTTATACACTATTCTTGCCCGATACGGTATACCGCCTAGAGTAGCGAATATTAATGACAAAACAACTTCTCTTTCTGGTAAAGATACGCAAGAGCAACACGCCGCATTTTGGAAGTATACGATTATCCCAATTCTTAGGCAGTTTGAACAGATTTTAGAAAGTCAATTTTTTGTACGTTTCAATATAAAAGAAAAAGGTGTTTTTGATTTATGGGATATTCCCGAATTACAAGAAAGTGAAGACGCTCAAAGTAAAAGAGATATAGCGGAAATTAACGCAGGGATTAAAACGATAAACGATGTTTTGAAGGAACGAGGAAAAGAAACAAAACCGTGGGGTGATGTTTGGCATAGACCAAAAAATTTGGAAACTTGTGATTGTAAACCAAAGAAAGAAGGTGAGCAATGACAGGAGGGACATTAATTGTTAGCAGGTCAAAAAATCATCTTAATAATTATAAAGAAGAATTAATAGATTTAGGGTATAAAAACGTTACTTATACTTTCGCTGACAAAGAAGAATTAAATTTTATTATTGGTGAACAAAAACCTAATCTTGTTATGATGGAAGCCTGTTATTATGACAGGGCTACTCCCTACATGATGAGACTTTTATTAGATATTTTTCCTGATTTGAATATCGCCGCAGTAAATAGATATAACTTCCCTGATGATACGGCAATGAGATTTATTTTTAACGGTTGTAATTCCTATGTAAATCTATTTGACGGTTTACCAGAATTTGAAAAAGGTATTTTACGGATTAGAGACGGATTATTTTATGTATCGCCGAATGTTCAAACTAAAATAAATATGTTAGACGAAATACCAGAGCCAGTTGATAGAATTACTATGAGACGAAATGAAGTAATACGATTAATTTCATGCGGATATAATGATATAGAGATTGCAAAAATAATACATATAACAAAAAAAACTGTTATCAATCATAAATGGGCGGCTTATAAAGCGTTTGATGTTGATAATCCAGTCGCTTTATTTTGGGCTGCCGAAAGTATCGGACTTGTAACAATCGAAGAATGCCGCTTTTTTCAAAGAAATAATCCGCAAAATAAAAAATTGGGAAGAAAATACACAGGAGGAAATGAATGATTATTAGGACTATCGGAGAAAGTATAGAAGTGAATAAAAAATCACTTTTACTTGAATATTTGGGAATTAAAAAGGATTTATCAGGTATTCAAAAAGTAACACAGAATATTGAGTTAATCGCTTCTGTACCGTTTTGTTTATCAGAAGAAACCAAAATAGAAAATGGTTTTTTATGGACTTTATCCACTTTCGACCTTGACCGCTTCGGAGAAAGAGTAGATCCGAATGGTTGGGATTTTTTGCAGTATCAAAAAAATCCTGTTGTTGAAAGGGCGCACAGATACGACATTCCTGCTATCGGAAAAATGGAAGGGTTAAAAATTGATGATAACGGCTTGCATGGTATTGTTATTTTCAATTCTAAAGATTATGACACTTTTGGTTGGTCGATTGGAGAGCGTGTAAAAAACGGTGTTATCCGTGCAGGCTCGGTTGGCTTTCGAGTTATGGAAATTGAAATACCAGACAGAAAGACACAGGAAGACGGTACTGCTTTAATTTTCCGTAAACAGGAACTATTAGAATTTTCGATTTGTAATGTCCCTGCTAATCCTTTTGCACTGGCGAAAATAAAAAATGAAAATAACGAAAAATCAAATTTGGATTGTGCAACCCATTTTTGGGATTGTTTAATCAATAAATCATAAGGGGAAATATTATGGCGAATGAAGAACTTAATGCGGTAAAGAAAAAGTTAGGTGAAATGAAAAAAATCGAATTGACAGGTTTTACAAACACCGAAACCGCTACGGCTTACTTTCAGGAAAAAGAGGTAATTCTTGAGGGTATTGTAAAAACACTTGAAACATTTACGGCACAGGAAATACAGGACAAACAGGAAGTCGAAGGTTTGAAATCAACGGTTAAATCGCTCCGTGATGAAATCAAAAGTCAGGCTTCCGCTCCTGTTGAACTTTCAAGGCGTAAACTTTTGCATAATCTCGGTATGGGTATTGCTGCGGCATGGACTGGAAATCAAAAGGCTCTTTCGGATTTGTCGTTTTCACCTAACTTGAAAAACGATAACTGGACTAATCCGAAAGATGTATCATGGACTGAAAAAGGTTTTCAAGTTTCAAAAGCGGCACTAGGAGAGCCGATGGGAAACATGGCGACGAATGAGCAATATCTTATTAATCCCATTTATGAAACTGAAATTATGCAAGATGCAGCTAAAAAATCTGTAATGATGAATTTGGTACGCCATAGACCGATGATCGGTCCTTCTATCTTCCTTCCTACAAGGGACAGGGGCGGCGTTGAATTAAATTGGCTTACAGCCTACGGTCAGCAGATTAAGGGAAGCAAGCCTAAAGGAGCGGAGCGTGTAGAATTAAAGGCGTATACTCTGGCAGGGTATATTCCGTGGTTTGATGAATTTGAGGAAGATGTTTTCGTTGATCTCGGACAGATGTTCATTGATGAATTTATCGAAGTGTACGGACAGGAATTTGACAGGCAATGTTTGCTTGCCAAAGATGATCCGTTCACTGGCGCAATGGCTTGTGAAGATGTTACCGAAGTTACAATCAGCGGAAATTCAATCAATGATTTAACTTGGAAGGATTTTAGAGACGCTGTTTATAAAATCCCAGCGGAAGAAAGAAAAGACTGTGCATGGTTTATCAATGAAACTGTTCTCAATCATGTTGCGAACATTGAAGATAAAAACGGAAACCCGATTTGGCGCAGACCCACAGAAGCCATGCCCGGAAAACTCGATTTGTACCCTTATCACGAACTTTCAATCCTTCCGCAGATTGCGGACATAAAAGCGAATGAAATTTTTGCGGCGTTCCTCAATCCAAAAAGAATTCAGCATGGCAACCGCAGAGGTATCGAGATTAAAAAGTTTGACGCTACGACTGAAAGTATGGAATACGGCGAATTATTTTTGCGTTTCCGCAAGCGTGATGGTTTCCTCGTAACTCGCCCGAAAGGGAATATGCTTGTTTTGAAAACAAAAGCGTAAAAAGGTATTTGAAAACTTAGGGAAGGATTAATATTTTAATCGGTAATAATACCGTTAAAACTCAAAGGATATTGCCGCCAAGATTGACGGCAATTCCTTTTTTTTTATTTTTTTATGTCGTTTATATACGGATAAAAATCATCTTCCGTACATACTTTTAATACATTGACATAAAAATTTGATAAAACAGTTCTAACTTGATTTACGATATTTCCATCATACTGTAATTCAAAATCAGTTAGATTTGGATGTAAATTCCTTATTAAATCCCATATTTCACTGTCAACAAAATCATGTTGGTTGATTTTCATTTGTTCATCAATTGTCATGGTAACTCCTTTTAGTTTTTGGATTGCGGATTTTTATAGTAATGTGGGTATGCTTCATATAGTGCCGCTTCTATGCTTGTTTCTTTGAAATGATAATCAATGTTATATAAAAGGGTACTTGTTAAATCGTTAAGGTCAAAATAACCCCATTCTG